GGTATTGCTTCAACTTCAGCACAAGCATCTACAATAATAAGTGAGTCTGGATCAGTAACTCAAATTAGGATAATAAATGCTGGACTTGGTTATACACAAGCACCTCAAATACAGATATCACCACCAAATATAATAGTTGGATTTGGAACATATCAATATAATGAAATTGTTTCTGGTAACATTAGTGGAGTTACTGCAAGAGTTAAGTCTTGGAATGTACCAACAAAAATTTTAGAAGTTTCTAATCTTTCAGGAACATTTTCATCTGGAGAAATTTTAGTTGGACAAACTTCTGGTGCTTCTTATAGTTTGCAAAGAAAAAGTACGAGTGGTGTAGATAATCCAGCAACTAATCCAAATAATAGATTTGGCCAGAACGACACAATTCAAGATGAAGCAGATGATGTTTTAGATTTTAGTGAAATTAATCCATTTGGAACTCCTTGACTTGTTAAATAGTTTATAATTAGGTTAAAAAAATGTTTGATTATTTTTATCACGAGATATTTCGAAAAACTGTTATAGGTTTCGGATCGTTGTTTAACAGTATTTCTATTAAACATACCAATTCTGCGGGGCAAGTTGTATCAGTCATTAATGTTCCCCTTGCATATGGACCAATTCAAAAATTCTTAGCAAGAGTTGAACAGCAACCAAATTTAAATTCGCCAGTTCAAATTACATTGCCAAGAATGTCTTTTGAATTTACTGGTTTATCATACGACTCAACAAGAAAATTAACTACGACTCAAACATTTTTAGCAAAAACAAAAACAGATCCTACTGACATAAGAAAAACATATATGCCAGTTCCATATAATATGGATTTTGATCTGAGTATTATGACTAAATTAAATGATGATATGTTGCAAATAGTTGAGCAAATATTACCGTATTTTCAACCAGCATACACTTTAACTGTAAACTTAATAGATTCTATTGGAGAAAAAAGAGACATTCCTATCATCTTAAATAATGTTTCTATGCAAGATGATTATGAAGGTGAGTATACTACTAGAAGAGCATTAATTTATACCTTAAAGTTTACTGCAAAGGTTTATCTTTTTGGACCAGTATCTACTGGAGCAGACAAAGATATTATCAAAAAGGTTTCTCTTGGATTTATTTCTGGAGATACACGTTCTACATCTAGAGATCTTACTTATACTTCTACTCCCGTAGCAACAAAAAATTACACTGGAGATATTACAACTTATATTACTAATGATTTAGAATTAGATTCAAATATTATTGAAGTAAATGATGCATCGGATATATTATTAGATTCACACTTTACAATAAATAATGAAACTCTTCAAGTTCAAAGTAAAAATGGAAACACTCTTACTGTAATTAGAGGGTCATATGGAACTCCAATATCAATTCACGTATCTGGTGCTGAGGTTAAATTAATTAGAGCATCAGATAATGATCTAATCGAATTTGGTGATAACTTTGGATTTACTGGAGAATTTAGTTGAGTGAATTATGCCTAAAAAATTTGATAAATTAGATGAAGTCTTCAATGTTACTGGGGAGATTGTTCCCCAAGAACTTGAACCTAAACTATTAAAAAATGTTCCTTTAGAAGATACGATTGACACTAAAAGTATTTTAAGTGACATAAAAAAGGACTACGAATACGCTCGTGGCAATATGTACTCTATTATTGAAAAAGGACAAGAAGCATTAAATGGTATTTTAGAATTAGCACAGGAAACTGAGTCTCCGAGAGCGTATGAAGTTGTTGGACAACTAATTAAAAATGTTTCGGATTCTACCGAGAAATTGATTGAATTACAAAAAAAACTAAGAGATTTGGAAGAAGTAAAAACTTCAAGTGGACCTACAAATGTAACTAATGCCCTCTTTTTTGGATCAACTACGGAGTTATCAAAAATATTAAAGGGTAGATTAAATAACCAAGATAATAAATAGAAATAAAATGCTATCACAAGCAGTAATTGAATTAGAAAATAAGTTATTAGAGTTATCTAATGTTTCATATGATTCGATAGATTCTCTTATGAGAAAAATTATGAAATCTTATGATATTACTGCTGAAGAACTTCATAATGCTTTTAAATCTAAAAACAAAAAAACACCAGACAATTGGGTTAAAGAAAAAATGAAAAAACTTCAAGAAGACCATAAAGAAATTGCATCTGGTAAAAAGCAAGATGATGAAGGATATATGGCAAGAAATGAATTAGATTCAATTGAAAGAGCAATTAAAAATCTACGTCAAAGTATAAAGTCCGGAAATCAGCAACTTCCTGCCTGGGTTCAATCCAAAATTACTAAGGCTGCTGATTATATTGATACTGCCGCTGAGTATCTTGAAAGTGATGAATCTGTTGATGAAGGTATTAATTTAGATAGTTTAAACATAGATCCAAAAGTAATTAGAGCGAGTGCAAAATCTCAAAAAATAAGAAATCTTTCACAAAAAGGATCTACTACTGGTGAACGGGAAGCAGCGCAAGGTAAAAGAAGTGGTCCAAGTATTCCTTTAGTTAAACCTGGAGATACTAGTATAAGAAATATTAATGCTGAATACAAACCATCCTTAGTAGAAAAAATTCTTGGTGAAGAGAAGTGTGGAAAGGGAATGTACTGGTGCAATACTGATGAAGTGTGTAAACCACTTCCAAAAGGAATGAAAGTTTCGGGACAAAAAATAAAACCAACTGAAGTAGGTATTGGTAAACCGGTTGCTGAGGGTTCTTGCACCCACACTAAAAAAGGAAAGTCTTGTCCTATTCATGGAACAGATCAATGCCCAATGAGTGAAGAGAAAGACCCTAAAGGACCAGTGAAATCTTACAAATCTCCAGAAGAACTTGCTAAAAAGCATGGAATATCAGTAGAAGAAATTAAAAAGCAATTAGAAATTGGAACTAAGGTTGAATTTGAACATACCACCAGTAAGAGTTCAGCAAGAATTACTGCACTTCAACATTTGGATGAAAAACCAGATTATTATACAAAATTGAAAAAAATGGAGACTCAAAAAGAAAGCAATACAGTAAGAGATGCAAATGGAAACGTATATGCGGAATTTATTGACATAATTAAATCTGGAAGTATTAAAGAAGAAAATCCTTGCTGGAAAGGATACAAGCAAGTTGGAACAAAAAAGAAAGGTGGAAAAGAAGTACCTAATTGTGTTTCGGTCAAAGAAGAGAATATAGATGAGGCAGTAAGACTTCAAGCACAAACTGGAAACAATATTTTTGTTACATTATCTTGGAGAGGAAAATACTATACTATGCAATTATTCTTCCCCCAATCTAAAATTCCAAGCAGAATAGAAGTTTCTGATGAAATGCAAAAAATTTATCCAGGTTCTAAAGTAGTTACTTATCGAGTTGCCGATTTTAAACCCGGAGAACCTATAATTTATGCATATAGAGGTGGTGATGGGGGAAAGTTAGGACCTAATAGAAATTATGTAAAACCCATGGGTGAACAAAAAGAAATAGAACCTCCGAGAGAAAGGGTTGGTGCTTTAACTGACATTAATATTCCTCAATCTGAACGTGAATCCGCAAGGCAAAGAACACTTGCTAAAGCAGCAGCAAAGAGAAAAGAACGTGAAATGAAAGAAGAGGTTGAAATATTAGAGGGAAAAAAGTCTGAGATGCCATGCAACAAACCAAAAGCACAAGCAGTTGGAGATTCTGAGACTGGAAAATCTCACGTAGTCAAAGCGTGTTCTAACGGTCAAGAAAAACTTATTCGTTTTGGTCAACGAGGAGTAAAAGGTTCCCCAAAGAAAAAAGGGGAATCTAAGGAATATGCAAGCAGAAGGAATAGATTTCAAACTAGACACGCAAAAAATATAGCAAAAGGAAAAATGTCTGCTGCCTGGTGGTCTAACAAAATAAAATGGTAGTGTAATTAAATTATGTCTGAAGAACACTATCTTGGTAATCCACTTCTTAAGAAAGCAAATACCAAAATTGAATTTACAGAAGATCAAGTACTTGAGTGGATTAAGTGTGCTGAAGATCCAGTATACTTCGCTAAAAAATATATAAAAATAACTACACTTGATTATGGATTATCTGATTTTGATATGTATCCATTTCAAGAAGAAATGGTGGATACCTTTCATAAAAATAGATTTACTATATGTAAGTTACCTAGGCAGTCAGGAAAAAGCACAGTTGTAGTTTCATATCTTCTTCATTATGCAATCTTTAATGATAATACTAATATTGCAATTCTTGCAAACAAAGCAAACACCGCCAGAGACCTTCTGACGCGCCTTCAAAC